AAGGACTATGCTTATATTGCCACTCCATAGCATTTGCCATAAAACGAGGAAAAGGAACTACAATAGAAGCAATTGGCCCAAGTTGTTCAACGCCTTGCACAAAAGTATTAAGTGGTCCTTTAGATGGCATTTTACTAAAGGTTGCTCTAAGAGACTCATCAACAGCGTTCCTAAGAACATCAACAGGTACTTGCTTACCTTGAGCAATAACATCATAAATGTTAGTACCTAGTCCTGCTCTCTCCAATTGTTTTTCTACAGAAGAAACAAATATAGCTTGTCTAAAGAATGAGTCTTGGGCTACGTTAAGCGTATTCAAAAGCCTGACAGGCTTTGATAGTTCCCCTTCTGTTGCTTCGCCCATAGTTCGCTTTACCATTGCCAAAAGCTTTGGCGCATCTTTCAATAAGATGTCTGTCATTTCAGATGACAATTCACCTTGTCCTAAATAAGAAGATGTTCTAACAGCGTCATTCCATACACCATTAAGACCACCAGTAAAAGTTCCAGTAATTGGTTTTCCAGATAGCACTTCACCAGCACTAGTGCCAATGCGATAAAGAGAAGATTCCAATGCTTCTTTAGCTGCGCCAAAGGTAACAGTGGAGGCTGTAGAGAATGCGTTGCGTACAGTGGTTGATAGCTGCGAAACCATCAAACCCTTTAATTCTTTATCTAGACGTTTAGCGCCATCCCACAAAAAACCAAACCCGCTAGTCAATGCATTGTCTCTACCATACATGCTGTCAATTGATTTAGCAGCTTCTGGATCAATTTTACGCATTGTGTTTTCAAGACGCTTAGCTACAGACAATGCTTGTAGTCCTCTACCCATGTCGCTAACAGTAGAACCATACATCTTTGAAAGCTGCTCTGATGTAAGACCAGTGTCTTCCATTGCTTTCAAGAAGTCTTTAATTGCAAAGTCAGAACCTTGAGCAGCATTCTCTAAGATGGTGGGATTAATAGTGTCTAGCCTGTCTAGAGTTTCTCTAACAGCCCTATTCATAGCCTGATCTGTTACATCATCTGGCTTAAGATCGGGAGCAAGCTTCCAAATGTTTTGAGCAAACTTAGGAATATTTACATTCAAATATTCTCTAAGTTGCATTTCTTTTAGTTGGTCTGCTCTACCACCTTGATTTAAGAGGGTTCGCCCTTCAAAGATATCAAATTGATTCTTTGATTCAATCATGTTCTTGAGGTAAGAATCAAGCTCTGGCTCAACTCTACCAGCTTGTGTTTGTTTTACTGTTGCGGGAGGTACAGCACCTCTCTTTGTATAATCAGCTTTAATGCTGTCATACAAGCCTTGATACTTTGTTTTATCTGCATCACTAAGCGTGGCAAAGTATTTATCAAGTTCAGCAATTTGGCCTTTAGAGCGAGTAGCTAATACATCACCCAATGCAGACTTTGTACTAGCAGCAACACCTGCTTTAGCTGCTCCCGGCAAACCAGCAAATAACAATTCAGTAGTGCCACCAACAACTGCTGCTTTAGCAACTTCTTTCCCGCTAACACCAGATGCAATCTTATCTTTTAATGCTTTGGTTTCTTTGTCAAAATCTGCTTTATACCTTGCTTGGTCTTCTGCTGGTAAAGCAGCAAAGGTTTTTTCCAATTCAAACAATTCACCTTTACTTCCTTCAATATCAATCTTTTGTTCCAACACATTTTGTGTTGCAGAACCAGCAGCGCCAACAGCGGGAACAGCAGCAATTTTACCAATATTGCTAACAACTGCTTTTTTAACCCCCTCTTCAGCAACACCTTTAGTAAGCGCTCTACCAGCAATAGAACCAGTACCAGCAGTTGCTAATGTAGTTGGGGAAGAAATAATACTTTTAAAAAAATCAAAGTATGGACCCGCGCCTTCTTGCCCACCTTTCTCAGTAAAGTCAGCAGTTTTTTTCCATAAATCATAAGCAGCTTTTGCTTTAGCTTTGTCTTCTGGTTTTGCGCTGTTTAAATAAGAAATTTCTTGTGTAGCACTAATTTCATTGCCCAACATTCTCATGTGTGTAGCAAATCGCTTTACAAAGTCTTCTTTAGACTCTCCCTTTTCCATGACATCTTTACCAAACCTACCAACAGCGTAGTTGTAGACGGTATTAAAATCGTCAGGCTTTTCGTATAGGTTTTTAAATGGAGACTTGGTTTGCTTTGATTCTGTTATTGTTGGTGCTGTGGTAAAGCCAGCATATTTTTGACGAAGCTTGTCTTGTTCCGACATTCCTGTTGGAATGAGAGCCTCATATTCATTTTTACCAGCTTTCGGGATTAAAGCGGCGTAATCGTCAACTGCTGGTTTTTGTGGAATAAGACTTTCGTAGTCATCCATTAATAGTCTTGTCCTGTCTTTTGTTTAAATAAAGCTTTAACTTTATCTGCTGGCGCTCCTTTTGCAATAGCATTATCAGCCTTTTGTCTTTCTTCAGCAATGTTAATTTTTGCAGGAGCCGCTGTAGGGACTGTAGGAGCCGCTACAGGAGGCATTGATAATGTCTTTGATGGGGTAGGTACTGTTGAAGGCTGCGAAGGCGTTGTAGAGGCTCCTGTGGGCAGCGGTGTAAATGCTGGTGTCATTGCTTTATTTACAACAGCTTTCCCATTGGCATCAAAATCAACGCCATTAGCTAGTAATAGTTGTTGTTCTGCTCTACCAACTGGAACCCCATCTTTTGTAAGTATTTGAATAAGCTTTTGTTGAGTAGCAACAGCGGCTTGTTGAAGCAATTCTGGTCTGTCCAAATCTTTAATACCAACATTACCATCAGCAGTGGTATAAAGATTGGTAGATGGAATGTATTGTTCGTAAATAACACGCCTTACGTTAGCAACAAGTGTACCTAGACCAATTTGTCTATCTTTTTGCTCGTCTGATAGTCCACTGGCGTCTCTCATTTTTTTAGTTAAGTTGCCTCTAATTTTAATTTCACTATCAATATCTTGCAACATCTTTCGTTTTTCTGGGCTGTCTGGCTGTTTGTCTAATTCTACAGCCTTGGCTTGTAACCGTGCCATTGCTTTTTCTGCTGTATCTGTTCCTTTTTTTTCATACATAGTTTCAGCAATATACTCCGCTTCCATAACATTAGTAAGCTTGTTTGTTGCTTCTGTAATTTTCTTTTTATCTCCGGTTTGTTTTGCATGGGCAAGTCCAGCAATAGCATTACTTTTCATGGTTGTGAATGAATCAGCACCCGGATCTACAGAAACTATTGCTTCTCTTAATCTAGATGCTTTTTGTTCATTTATAGCAAGGCGTTGCTCTTGATCGGGAAAGCTTCCTGTTGTTATTTCATATCTTTCTTTAGCCAAAGCAGCCGCAACATCTTTTAAATCCATTGGCCTAAACGCACCAAACTCAAATTGAGACTTAGAACCAGAGATAGTAGTTTTTGGAGTGATGCCACCAGAAGCTCCCATAAGGGATTCTATAGGAATACCAGATGCTTTAGCAGCACCTTCAAATGTTTGTTTGTAGCCTTTTTCTCTAGCTCCAGAATAAAGACCACTAACTGGTTCTTGTGTCTTTAAAGCACCTTCAGCAACAGAAGTTGCTGTTGGCATTTTAAACTCACCTTTAATAAAGTCTTCTACTGAGCCAGTAAACTCACCCGCTTTTTCTTTATCAACTTTGCTAAAAAGCTTTTGCCATTCCACTTTGCTTGGATCAAAGTCTGGCTTTGTCATAGCCCTACTAAATTCAGAAACAAAAGCAGGGCTAGACATTGCTTCTTTTAATTCACCTTCAGAAACTTTATATCCATAAGTGTTAGAAAACTCTCTAAGTTTAGTAGCTGTATCTATATACAGATTTTGTCTTTCGTCGTAGTCTTTCTTTGAAGTTTTATAATTGTCATAAAGAGTACTGAAAGCATACTCTCCAAATTTACTTCCTAGTTTTTCTTCTTCTGCACTTTTGGTTGCATAACCAGAAGCCATCCCAGCAAGAAGAGATAAAGCTGCTGCACCCATTACATTGCCCCTTTCTTTTTACTCATTAACCCACTAGTTGAAGTAGATTCTTCATTAGCAACAGATTGCATAGAAGTAAAAGCATGTTTCAAAGCATTTTCAATAATTTCTGGTTCTACTGGTTTTTCATTTTTAATCAAATCACTCGGATAAGTAGGAACATCAACATTTTCCAACATTGCCGCTGTTTTAATAAGCTCCATCAATACTGGCATAACAAGAATACCAGCATCAATTGTGTGTAACCCTTTGTGTACACCAACAAGCATAAGAGACTCTGCTGCTATAGACAATGGCATTTTTGTTTCTTCTAACAAAGTGACAACATTTTCAATGACTTCTGGAGAAGACATCTTTTCAATATACATTTGCAAAACATCAGAAACAGCAGCATGCTTTGGGGGACGCTGCCACGGCAAAGATTTAGGCGGCAGTGTCCAAGACACTCCCGGTATGTTTTGTCTCATAGACTCTACTGGAATATTATCTTCCATTTAACATTTTCTCCCTAGCTTCTCTTATGCCTTTAACAACATTAACAATAAGAAGAAAATCTTTATCTTCAGTCTTCTTATCTTCCTTTTTTAAAGGAGAAAGAAGGCTTTTTGAAGTATCGACTTTCTTGCCTTTAGAAGCAATAGCATCATCAATTTTTTTAATGTAATTTTCAATAAGTTGCATAATGTTTATTAAGTAGTAAAGATTGATACAATCTTGTCAAAAGCTTTACCAGCCGCTCCTGATGTAATAAACGCTCCTCCAATAATACCTAAAGCTGTGGCTGTTTGAGCATTTGAAGAAGAAGTTACAGACGCATTTCCAGTAATTGTTGCTTTTAAAACATCTGTAGCTCTATCCAATTCATTTTCACCAGATTTATAAGACATTGTTAATAAGTCTCTATATGTTTGACTTTTTTGAGCATATTCAACGGAAGCCAAATCCGTAGCATTCTTAGCATTAACAGCATTAGCTGCATTAACAGCCGCTGTGTTTGCTGTCGAAACCTCAGCTAATATTTTGCTATTAGCAATTGATACTTGTGTGGACATATTAGCATTAAACTCTTCTCTCGCGTTAGCTTGCTGAGCATTAAATTTAGAAACATCAGCAGCCACAGCTTGATTAGCAATAGACACTTTAGTTTTCTCACCAGCATTAAATTGATTAGTAGCTGCTGTAATCTGAGCATTTACTTTAGCTGCTTCTAGTTTATTAGTAGCGTTGGTAATTGATGCCGCATTTTTAGCAGCGGTATCGCTAAGAATAGCTTGAGAAATCTCTTGTGATTTAAGTACTGCCATTTGCTGTTTATTGTCTAAGTTTTTCATATCCATTGCAAGGAATGATTGAGCATTAACAACAGCAGCTTGCTGTCTTGCATCAAGATTTTTTATATCCATTGCAGCATATGTAGCAGCATTAGCTAATATAGTTGCTTGCTTATTAGATAAATCAGCTAAATTAATTTGTTGAATAAATTGAGCATTAGCAAGAGCATTCTGCTGGTCTGCTGTAAAATTCATATTAGCAATTTCAGAAATTTTAGCAGCGTTAGTAATATTAACTTGTTGCTTATTGCTAAGTTCTTGCCCTGCTATTGCAGCATCAATCTGAGCATTAGCCAATGCCGTTGCTTGTTTATTAGAAAGATTGGCTGTTTCAATAGTAAGAGCATTTGTTGTATTAAACAATCTAGTTTGTTGCTCATTAGTAAGATTGAGCTTTCTTTCGTCAAGTTTAGCAGAAGCATTAAATAACGCTGTTTGTTGTTTATTGTCTAATATCTTTCCTTGAAGAGCGGCTTGCGCTTGAGCATCTTGTAAGAAAGCTTGTTGTTTACTAGTAGCATCAAACTTAGCTGCTTCAAAAGTTTGTGTACTTTTAAGCACTGCCATTTGTTGTTCATTACTAAGTTCTTGACCAGTAAGTGCTGCTCTAACTTGAAGATTAGCTATAGAAGTTTGTTGGGTGTTATTAAGATTTGCCAAATCAATCTGCATGTTTTCAGCAGACTTCTGCAAAGCAGCCTGTTGTTTATTGTTTAGGTTAATGTTATTAACTTCTGCATATCTGGCAGCATTAGAAAGTGCTACTTGTGAAGCAACATCTAAATTCTTAGCTTGCATAGCAGCTTTAAGCTGAGCGTTAGCAAGAACAACAGCTTGTTGATTAGACAGGTTTGCACTTTGCAACGCAAAAGAATTAGCACTATTTTGCAAAGCTGCTTGTTGTCTAGCGTTCAAATTTGCTAGTTCAAGGTTTTGACCAGCAGCAGCATTAGCCAAAGCTGTCTGTTGTCTATTACTTAAGTTTGCCAAATTCATAGTGGCAAATGTCTCAGCATCTTTAGCTGCAATTGGTGTAGCACTTTCCATTGCTGCTTGAACAATGGCAGCACCAGCCATAGAGCTACTACCCAACCCTCTAGCAGCCATAGCAGCATTAGCTGTTCTAATGGCTCCAGCAGCCCATGCAGGAGTGCCGTTATTAAACTGAGCCATAAGGTCATTAAGCTGTCCTTGAACAGTGCTGGCAGCGTCTACAGCACCTTGTTGAGGACTTGCCATTACCTGACTAAAGCTTCCCTGTTGAGCCACTGCTATAGCCGCTTTATTAAGCTCTGCCATTTGAGCAGCAACAGCAACTACAGTGTCTTTAATCTGTAGTTTTTGAGCTTCTAAATCAACAAGTTCATTAGCTGTAATGTCTCTTGTAACCCCTTCAACAGTGGAAACTCTTGTTGTAGTGGCTGCTTCTGCTGTAGGAATTTCTCCTGCTTTAGCGGCAGCTTCAACTTTAGTAGCGTCTAAGTCAGCAATTTTAGTAGCTGCTAAATTGTAAGTATCGGCTGCTTGAGCTTCTGGAGTAGTACCAGTAAATTGAGCAGCAGTAGCTTCAAACTTTTTATCTGTAGTTTGTGCTTCTGCTTTAGGAACATTAATATCAGCCCTTGTAGCTGCTGTTGCTTTTTCACCTTCAGTTAAAACCCTATCAGCCGGTTCTGCTACTTTAGCTGCCGTTCCTGTAGCGGCAGTTGCAAGATTGTTTTGAGAAACTGTTCCTTGTGCTGCTGTTACCTTTGCTGATTCAGAAACTGAGCCAGTTTGTGCTGCTTGTTTATTTTGTGCGGTTTCTAAAGCTGTTTGTGATTGGGCTGCTGTAACATTGGTGGTTCCAATAGTAGAGGGAGCAGCAGCAGTACCGGCAGTTGCAGTAGTATCTGCTTTAGCTTCAGTGGTTTTTTCACCGGCTGTAACAACATTTGCACCTAACTTTGTTGTATCGGTTTGAGCAGCATTTACCGTAGGCGTCGTTCCCATTATAGGAGCGCCGGTCAAAACATCGAAACTACCAGCATTTCCGGAAGTAAAGCTACCAACAATACCAGTTGTGCCACCAGTTGTTATGGCTTTTGTGGCGCCAGTGGTTGTGCCACCAGTTGTTGTGGCTTTTGTGGCGCCAGTGGTTGTGCCACCAGTTGTGCCACCAGTAGTTGTGCCGCCAGTTGTGCCGGTAGTTGTTGTGTCGCCAGTAGTTACCACTTGCCGACGCGCTTCTTCGTATGCTGCTGCTCTTGTTGCTTCTCCTTTGGCTGTTGCTGCTCTTGCCTCTTCTATTGCTTTTGTTTGCGCTTGTCTTGCTGCCTCTGCTGATGCTTCTGCTCTAGATGCTGCTGCTCTTGCCTCTTCTGCTGCTTTTGTGTCCGTTTGTCTTGTTGCCGCTGCTGCTGTTATTCTTGCTTCGTGTTCTGCTTGTATTCTTGCTCTTTGCGCTTCTATTGCAGCTTCTTGTGCTTGTCTACGCGCTTCTGCTTCTGCTTTTGCTTTTGCTGCTGCTGCTAAAGATGCTGCGCGTCGTGCCTCTTCTGCTGCTTTTATTTCCGCTTGTCTTGCTGCTGATACGGTACTGGTTGTTGTTCCACCAGTAGCAAATTTTTTCACATACCCACCTTTACGCATCTTTGGTGTTAAAGCCGTAACAACTTTCCCATACTTTTGTTGTGCAGCAACATCTGACTCAAGAAATTTATCAAACATATTCATTGGGCCTTCATATCCCAATTTACGAGCTACAATTTCTTTTTGAGTTTCGGTGAAGTTTTGTTCCATCAGCTTAAAGCCTTGTCTTATTTAAACAACTTATCAATAACAAATGTAATTACGCCGCCTAAAAAAGAAGCAATAACCATACCTACCCAAAAGCCACCTTTGCTTTTGTTGGCAAGTTCTAGTAGCTGAGAAACACCTTCCTCAAGCTTATCTACTTTCTTTTCAAGGCTTTCCACTTTGGCTGTTAATTGTCCATAAGAAAAAGGGTCAATTTCAGTCATGTTAGTTTCCATCAAGAAAGCAGAGAAGCTTCAGCTTGTCTTCTCTTAGTTAGTCCTGCTAACACCCTACCAGCAGCTTTATTCCATTTCATTATTTCTTCTTGTGCTCCAGCCCAATCGCCAGCATCAATTCGTTTCTTTAATGTAGAAATCCTATAATTACCCACTCCGCAATTATATGCAAAACTAATAATTGCTGCATATTTACGGGCTTCTACTTTTAACAAAGAAGGAGAAAGTTTAGCTACTTGACTTGCAAAATAAAGAAGATGTTTATCAAGCTCTTCTTGTGCTTTTTTTTCGGTCCATACTGTCTCAGGCGTTATATCAGATCCGGTACAGCCCCAGCCAATTGTATAAGGATGTCCTTTAGTGCCGGGGTCTGGATAGGCTTTGCAATCACCATTGGAAAGTCTTTTAGCATAGCCTTCAAAAGGTTTTACTAAGACGTTGGCAGCAATGGTGATCGCTTCTGTTGTCATTTGCTGTCTTTATACTTCTCAATGGATCTACCAACAAACCAGAAAGTAAGACACATATTTAACATACCAAAATCATCAGCACCCCAAGAATTGGTCATCACTGCTGCCCAATCAGCATTAGTCTGGAAAGCCATGTAAATAGCAGCAGCTTTTACAGCAGCATACATAAAGAACAAAGCCCATGTAATTCCGGGTCTGACTAAAGCAGATACAGCAGAGACAAACCAGCCAGCTTCTTTAGCAGTGGTTGACTGTTCTTTAAAGGCTTCTTTAATTGCATCTAACTGATTAGAGGAATAGTCAACATACTTCTCTTCCATTTTAAACTCACCACGCATCTTCTCCAAATCAGTTTGAAGAGTGAACATGGAAAGCTCATGACCCCTTTCGTTCTTCTTATCAAAGTGTTTTAGCACCTCTGGAGCTAGACGAAACAGTCCACCAAAAAGACTACCTAACAAACCACCACTAAGCATTTCTAGCATAATAAAATCTCCGTTTATTTTTTTTACTTAAGAAACGTAAGCTTGTAAATGGTGCTAAGGAAAGTGGCAACAGCTTCATCAATTAAATTCTGAATAGGAGTATCATCTTTAGAAACAGCCGTATATCTAATGTCCTCCACTTCTGCTAGAAATTCTTTAAGACAAGAAATGATGTCCACATCTCCATGTGTATAAGGAACAAAAGGAATTTTAATCAACACTTGATTTCTGCCTTGATAAGCTTCAGTGATAGCATCAGCCCTTTCTACAATGTTGTCATAGAAAGTTCCCAGTGCCATATGAGCAGAAAAGTTTTTAGTGGCAAGATGTTCTCTATGTGCTACTTCACGGCTAAGAAACAAGATACCAATAAGTGTACCAATGTCTTTTCCTGTCCCGTCTTTCATGGGCTTCTTAACTAACATTATCTAAAACTCCTAGTTTTCTTAGCAATAGCTTTTGGTTGAGCTACAAATTGTTTACCTGCTTTTTTGCCTTCTCGCTTTGCACGAGTTGTTGCTGCATACTCCGCATTACTAAGGCTTTTAATTGCTGCTTTTGGTAAATATCTTTCACCAGTTTCTGATGACTTTTTACCAGACTTAGTGGTCCATTGCTGATCTCCCCAATCTTTTAAAGACTGTTGAGCTTTAGTCAATTTCATTTATATCCACCACCAGCAGCTTTATATTTTTTGGCAACAAGCTGAGCTTTTCTAGCAGACCATTCACCAGCACCAGTACCCATAGTTGCAGCAGCTTTTACATCAGCTACAATTTTCTTACGCAATGTAGGCTTTGTATAAACAGCAGCTTTTGTAGCCATCACTTATCCTTCATCTTATTAATAATTTCAAAAGCAGTTTTTACTTTCTCTTCTAAAACTGCAACGCGCAAGTCAAGTTTAGATAGTACAATAATAAGAGTGATAAGTCCTAATAGCACAGGCCATGCTTTAAGAAAAAGTTCTGCAATTTCCATTAGATTTTGCCTCTAACTTTTCAGTCATTTAGGCTGCTGCTTGACGCAGTGGTGTGAGGTCTTCCGTAGTCCAGAAGTCTTTGGCGATCATGATGGTCAAGTGCTCTTTGTTGCGCTTGAGCGTGTCTGCCCAGTCAACATCAGACATAGGCTCTGGTTTGCCACCGTTGATCAGGTTTACTGAATCCATAGCGGCGTTGTAGTGTTGAGCAATTTGCTCGGGGGTGAGGGTATCGATCATGGTTATGCTCCTTTAAGTTAAAGATTAGCGGCATCCAAACGTGCCTTGAGAGATTCAATAATTGCTTGCTGTTCTTGGATGGCAGCGGTCAGAGTGGCAACAAGGAATGATGTGTCAATGCCTTGGTATTGAGGATTGCCTTCGTCATCCACAGCGTCTTTTTCACCAGACACGGCGTGGGGGCAAACCTCGGCCAGTTCGTGAGCAATAAAGCCTTCACCGTCAGAGTCGTTGGCGTTCCACTTGTAAGTAACAGGTTTGAGCGCAGCAACTTTTGCCAATGCGTTTTGCATTGGTGCGATAGAGTTTTTTAAACGATAATCAGAAGATGTTACATAACTTGTCGCAGTTGTAGTTACATCAATTGACCCTACTTGCGTGGCAGAACGCCTAAAAATTATAATAGCACCATCTGAGGTAAAGCGATTAAAAACTCCCGCAATGCCTCCGTCACGCTCTACTGCAATTTGACCAGCAGTATTTAGAGTAACGCCTTTTACGTTTGAGCCACCTCCTGCACTCGTCGTCCCCACCAGCAGGTTGCCGGAGGAGTCAAAGATACCCCGTGGATTCCCATCCCCATCAGACAGCACGATGTAGTTCGACGCTGTGCGAATGTCGAGGCCACCTTGGTTTCCGTTGTAGTTACCAAGGATAGAGTTTTTAGAACCTGTTGTGACGTAGTAACCAGACGAATAAAGCGAACCGGCTACACCAGCACCAATAAACACGTTTCCATCACCCGTGGTGGCGCTGTATCCTGCACCAACTCCAATAAAAGTATTTGACTTTCCAGTCGTTAAACTTCGTCCAGCAGCCGCGCCTATTAAAGTCTGTTCAATACCTGTCGTGTTGCTATACCCAGCTTGATACCCAACTGCGGTGATGCCAGAGGCGGTGGTGTTGCTATACACCGCCTGATAACCTACAGCAGTGTTGTTATTGCCGGTGGTGTTGGAGTAAAGCGTTTGATGACCAACAGCAATGTTGTTAGACCCTGTGGTATTAGAATAAAGAGAACTAAGACCAAGCGAACTATTGTTAGTGCCTGTGGTATTGGATAGTAATGCTGTTGCTCCAATTGCCGTGTTGTAATCACCAGTCGTATTACTTAATAATGCTCTTTCTCCTACGGCGACCAATACGTTCCCGGTTGTATTTGATTTTCCAGCCTGATAACCAACAAATACATGCGAGCTACCAGTAGTGTTGTAATACCCAGCCTGAAAACCAACAGCAGTGTTGTTGGAAGCGGTGGTGTTGGAGTTCAATGCGCCACCGCCCATAGCGGTGTTATATGAACCTGTTGTGTTACCGGCCAAAGCCGCGCCAACAGATACACCATCAGTCCCACCAACAGCCGAATTGCTTACACCTGTTGTGTTAGCGTTTAAAGCACCAGAACCAAACGCAGTAACTTTTCCGGTGGTGTTATAATAAGCAGCTTGAAACCCAACAGCGGTGCTGTAAGAGGCTGTGGTGTTCGAGAAAAGTGCGGATGCCCCAATAGCTACGTTATAAGTGCCCGTAGTGTTGGTTTGAAGACTATCGCGGCCAAATGCGGAGTTGCTAGCGCCAGTAGTGGTGAATTTCAAAGAAAGTGCGCCAAACGCAGTGTTATATAAGCCAGAAGTAACAGAATAACCCGCTTGGTAACCAAATGCTTCTAGATTCCCACCAGTTTGGCTATACCCCGCTTGGTAACCAACAACTGTGGCGTTCGAACCCGTGGCAGCATAACCAGCCTGAAAACCTACGGCAGTATTACTTGAGGAGACGGTGTTTGTTTGGAGGGCTGACATCCCAACAGCAACGTTGCTTGAGCCCGTTGTATTGTAGTAACTTGATAACGCTCCGATAGCAGTATTTGAAAAACCTCCGATGTTGGTATTCATCGCAGCACGGCCAATGGCAGTGTTGTCGTATCCGGTTGTGTTTGAGGTTAAGGCTAAATACCCAAACGCGGCATTCTCATATCCTGAGCTATTGTTTACTAAAGCGCTGGAACCCACCGCCGTATTGGTAGCCACAGCACCCGCACCACGGCCCACGGTGATGCCGTAAACAGTCAGGTCAGTACCCGAATACAGCAAGTTCGCAGAGTCTTGGAGTAGGCCAGATGCACCAGCATATGTCACGCGACCAGAAGTCAACGAACTTAAAGTTAAACTAGCGCCACCAATAGTGCCAGTTAGTGTGGGGCTTGCAGACATGACAACATTGCCTGTGCCTGTAATTGCATTGCTCACCAAACCTTTAGAGCCATCAGAAAACACAGCACGGGAGGCAGTGAGGCTAGAAAGAATAGGCTGTGCTGTAAATGTAGCAACACCAGTGACAGCCAATGTGCCACCAATGCTGGCATTACCAGCCAAGAACATGTCTTTAAACTTTAAACCAGAACTACCAATGTCTACAAAGTTTGTAGTTTTAGGAGCTACCAAAGTGGCAGAAATAGTCACATCTTGTGTAGGACCAAGCGCATTAATCGTAGCGCCTTCACTAGCTGTACCATCATGTTTATGTCCAGTGGACGCATTAAAAGCAGCTTGAACACCATCAAACTCTGCATCTAAATCAGCAGCATTAATTACGTTGCCATCAGCAATGTTATTAGTGGTATCTTTACGAACATATCCCGTCATAACTATTCCTTATCTTCTATCATGTATAGCATACTCTAACGTGGCAGCGTCCAGAGAAAACGGAGGGTCTTGACTATCCGAAACAAATTGTAATGATACAGAGAAGCCAGAACCAATAACCTGTGTTTGAAACTGCTTCTTAAGTTTATCACCGTAAAGGGTGGCTCCATACTTAGCAACACTGCTTCCATAAAAACCCACACTACCTGCGCTGTTTGACAGCGTTATTGTTGGGGGCTGTATAGATCCTTGATCATCAAAATCTAGCTTTAAATTTACTGAGGTTGTAACAGATCCTTGTGGATCTGTGTAAAGATAAAGTTTATAAAAAGTCTTTCTTATTCTAAAATCATTAATAGGTACATATGGAGTGGCAAAAGAAGCAACGATGTTACTACCATCAAAACTATTTCCCTGCTCCATCTCATACACATATCCATCATTATTAGCAAACACAATTGTTTCTGTTTGATCTTGATAATCACCATCTGCTACATAACATTTAAATCCAGTTAACTCTGCCCAAGCAATACCACCAGTAGCTTCAGAATTCATTTGTGTACCTAATATACCTTTAGCATTTGAAGCAGTAATGCTATCATTATAACCAAATATTCTATATTGTGACTTCTGTTTAATAACACAACTAGCAAATGAAGAATGAGCATTAATTAAAGAAGTTGTCTCAGGCTGAATGGTTTTAGACACTACACCTAAATTAAAGTCACCAATACGATCTGTAGCACTTAGTAACCTTAAACCTTCTGGACCTAAGAACATAATATCACCACCAACTTCTTGGATGGTATCAGGAGCTACGCACCCTACATTTTTAGTAATTGGTTGTAAAGAGAAGTCTTGAATGCTTGTGCCAGTAAGCCGACTAATAGTTTTTTCTGTAAAAATTATTAATGCATCTCTAAATACAACAATTCCTGTAATTACCCCACTAACATTAACAATACCAGCGCCAGAAGCAGCAGTGAAATCATCGTCAGTATATGGAGCAGTGAATATAATGCTTCCATCCTTAACAAAAAACAATTGGTTCTTATGACTAACAACAAATTGAGCGCCTAAAATATCTGTTGTCTTATCCGATAACACTTTAAAAGTTATACCATCATAAATGAATGGATAGTTTGTACCGTCCACCCCAACTATTCTTTCAGTGTTGCTAAGTCTATATTTACTAAATCTAGTTTTATAATTGCTTGCTCTATTAGCAGATAACCAAGTAACAGCAGCATTGTCCGCTGGGCTTGATGCTAGTGCTGGATAGATGGAAACAGTGGCTGCTGTGGATGTAACAGTGGGAACAACCAACACTGTATACACTTTCTCAATTCCAGCAATACTAAAAGTATCGCCAATTTGTGGAGCTTTAATCAACCCATCTATAGCAACAGTGCTTCCTGTTTGACCACCGCCATTAACAAGCACTGTCCCATAATAAGGAACACTAATTTTAGTGAAGCCAGTGCCTGTAGTGCTATAAATGTCAGCATTTCTAGAAGCCACAACAGTGTTCTTCCAAGCAGCTAAACCCTTCACTGTGCCTGTATGAGAAGTGAATGTGACAGCAGCTTTATCGGCAGGACTAGAAGCTAAAGCTGCTGTAAGTGTAACAGTGGCTATTTTATAAGTGGAATCGTAAGATACGCCAGCAGCAGCAATTGTATAGGTTCCAGTAACACCAGCAATAGTGAATGTAGATCCTGCAACAGGAGTAGTTAAAATGTTAGATATAATGAGCGTAGTGCCTGTTTGTCCACTACCTTGCACTTTAGGACTGCCATAAGCAGGGACAAACACGCTATCGTATTTGTTGTATCCTTCAACACGCATATATCCACCGTCTATTGAAGGCTCAAAATTCTTTAAAAGCCTTGCACTACCGGGAGCTTGTGTTCCTTGCTGTAGCGGAGAAAGATTTGAAATTAATCCACCACGGAATTCAAAAGGGTACGTTTGCCACCCGTCAGCCATTATTTAACCCTATTTCCAACCCAACCAAAAGGTGTGGATTGTGTAATTGCAGTGGACTGCATATATACATATTTATTAATAAGAAGAATACGCATCTTTTTAATGCCTTCATCAAACTTAGTTTTAGCTAGAGTTGCTGCTTGCTCATTGCTTCTAAACATGTAAGCATGATACATAGCACCATCTAAAATTACTTGTTTAAATCGTTCAGGAATGGAAGGAACATCTGAATCACTAAAAAGATCTACAGGAATTCTGTAATATTCATAAGCAATTTCATATGCTTTATCTGGAGCAGGAACAACACCCCACTCAAGACTTGGTGCATGAAACACATAAGAAGGAACTTTACGATTAGAAGTGTCTGTAGAATATTCTTGATCTACGAAACGCTGTAAGTAGTCATCATAGGTAATTACACCTAGTCTAGCTGTATCGTTACCAAGTGTAGCGTCTTCTTTAATTCTAAAAGTATCAAAGTCAATGGTGCTTGCATCAGTGGGGAAAGCATATCTGGTTGTCCCTGCTGTCAATGTCTCTTCAGCCAACACATGATTGAAAGGCCATTCATAGTGAGTATGATTGATATCACGAATAGATGCATTTACAGCATCTTTAATATGTGCATAAAAACCTGTAGCATTACTAAAGTTTGAAAAAGTAAGTTCTACTTCATTCAGCCTTCTATTCACTTCATTGGTTAAACCAATATAGTCATATGCCATATCATTGTTCCTTAACTCGTAAGCGAACCACCCGCTCTGCTATATTACCAGTATCATCAGTGATGCGGCAATAAATTTTATATTCAGTGTTATTAGTTCCTAAACCTAAATTAATTGTAGTGACCGCACCAGCAATAGTCTGTGCTACATTTTGAATACCATTAACAGTATTACCTGCTGTGATGGCTGTCTTTGTACCAGTGCTGTCATCTACAGACCATACACATGTAGTAATTGTTGCACCATCCAAAAACCTAGACCAGTCTACACTGTAGTCTAAAATTTCATCTGGATCTTTATTAGGCCATCTAAAAGACATTATCTAACCCCTATTCTACTAAAGCACTTCTATCAGCACTAGTAGATTTTCTATACGCATATGCTTGTCTAGATTCAACAGCCACATATGATGTTCTGTCATACCTAGTAGGTTGTCTATCTACATACACTCTACGAGACTCAGCCATCACTAACACTGTTTTTTCTTTTGCTGTGCTTTGTCTCTCAACATACACAGTTCGTTTTCTGTCATATAAATAAGCTACAGCAGCATAATTAAATACACTAACTGTAATAACAACTGTGCCCACATCTCCTGTAGCAAATACACCATCAAAGGTAGGTATTGCGTTGTTATCCGCTACTACATCACCAAGTGCTGTTGTACCATATACACCAGATATTACTACTAAAGCCTGAGCTATTGCAGTAACGCTGCTTAGATACCCAACACCTTCTACACCTATTAAGTTAGTAGTTGCTTTAGCTACAACTGCTACACTACCTAAGTATGTTGTAGCTTCCAGCCCGTTAACAGGAATTCTGTTAATAGATCTAACATCTACAATTCCTATTGCTGTTGTAGCTGATACACCTGACAGTACAGTTACTGCCTTAGCCACCACTGTAACACTATCAACACTACCAGTAGCAGATACACCAGCTACCGCAGTAGATGCTTTAGCAATGGTAGTAACACTACCTATATTGCCTGTAGCTGTTAAGCCAGTCGGTGTGACAGTGCATCCTAACTTAAACGATACACCATCATTAACAGAACCAGTTGCGGATACGCCAACAACACTAGTTACTGCTACACCGACAACTCCAACACTACCAACAGCACCCGTAGCTACTAAACTAACAACTACATGGTTAGCTTTACCAATAATAACAACATTACTATTTAATGTTGCTGTACCCTCCACCCCATCAGGTACATATGTAACATTGCTTTTGCCGTAACGAGAAACCGCGTATACACCAATGCCATATATAGCACCTGAACGGGTTGTCGTAGCCATTACTACGATTCTTTATGCAATACGAACAATAGCGTTGCTTGCGTCTGGTGTTGGGAATTGAACTACAAAGTCACCGTTAGTTGATGTTTTATCGCCACCAAAAGAGAGGACAGCTACAGCATTAGTTGTGGCTGACCCACCATCAGTGGTTGTATTATAAATCAAAGCGCCAGCAGCGGTAATAGTTGCACTAGTCCAAGTAGCATCAACAAAGTCAATGAATGCTGTAGTGCCGCTGCTAGTTGGGTCAATGTTTGTAAGAGCAATACCACCAGCAGTGTAACCAGTACCTACTACTTCATTAGAAGTAGTATAGTTAGTAGTGGAAGCACCCAGTGTTGCTGAAGAAGTGTACAATGCAATCTTAAATGTATGCCCGCCTGTAACATTAAAGTCATGTTTACGCTCAAGCAATTCTTTTTTAAAGCTTGTACAAAGGGCAGAAGTAATAGCCATTAGAGAACCCCTTTAATTTTAAAAACGCTCTCTAATGGAGCATACAAAAATGGGAGAGGCGGTTAAGCCCCCCCCCCACATCGCTTAGCTATTAAGCAAGCTGATCGCGGTCAACCGACAGACCTTCAAGTTCTCTACGGTCTTGAACATCGCAAATAACAGCGAAGACTCGCAGTTTACCTGCACTTAACGTGGTGGTTTCAGTAACCAACAACAAGTCCAAGGTGTCAGCAGCTTTAGTCACAATGGGGTAACCGGCAGTAGCTGGAGTGGCATAGTCACCCACAGAAAGGGAACTAGTCACACCAAAAGCAGCCACATAAGCAGCAGCCGTTACACCAGTAACGCCCAAGCTCACCGTACAGCTACCCGTTACAGCACTGAGAATTTCAAAGCCAGCAGCCAACACAACGGATTGTGCAGGAATCTGAAGAGCTTCGATTACATCATTAGCAGCCAAAGCACTGCCTTTTGCCGTAACAGCA